CCCAAGTCCGCTATAGAAAGCCTGTTCTTGATCCTTCCTCATTTTCTCTTCATAATGTTTTCTAGACTGTTCAGCGTGTGCTTTTGCCTTTGCCCATTCATTGTCATAGGTTCTCCACTGCTGATACTCGTACTTCTGCTCGTATTGCTTCTTCTTATCTTTCTTCTCCATCTCATCGTCGCGACGAGACTTCAGCTCGCGCAGGAGTACCCAAATTTCTGAAGCAGTCTTGAGATCGAGTACCATCTCAACTGTATGCGGACCGACCCCGCGCGTGCGCTGATCAAGGTCGTCGAGTATCTTGAGGATCTCCTCAAGCGTCATGACGTAAGCCAGCTCCCAATCATCGGCAGCACGATGAAGGCGATAATCACCAGGATGAACGCTACGCCTAGCAGCATTCCATCCGCTTCACCTTCGTCCATCTCGATTCTCCTTAAGGGAGCGGACGCTCGAGGGCAGCGTCCGCGTGGCCGGTTACTTCTCGGCAGGCTTGGCGAAAACGTTGAGGCCAAAGCGGATACCGGGAACTCCCGTCTCCATATTGCCTCCGGTCGTGGCGACCGTTTCGTTCTTGCCGGACTTGGAAGTCCCGTTGCGCTTCTTCAAGTCAACCTTGATGGTCAGGATATCCTTCTCGATCTTGGTTTCAACATTAAACATCGTCGTCTCTCCTTGGTTACAGATTCATTCCATCCCGCGTTGCATCTTCGTGATGTGAGCTTCCAGCTTGGCTCGGGTCAACTCCAGCATTGCCTCCTTGACATCTATATCAGCCGGATCGCCCCCACCTTTCCACGAGTCAGCAATCGCAGCCTCGACGTAGCCTGCAATCAGCTTGCGCAGGTTACCCCAATCATCTGGCTTCTTCCTCACGTTCCCTCCAATTCGCATAGCGCCAGTTGTGCCAGCGCTACTGACTTCTTCAAGCGCCCCTGCTCAGCGGATTTTCGTGCCTGACGCAGCAACGCGATCACCTCATGCATCGGTGAATCTTTTGCCGTGCTCTTAGCTACGGCCTCAGCGATGCTGTGTTTGATTGGAATGAAGGCGTGCGTTGCATCGACACCGGCTTCACTTGCCCATCGCTGCACTGTCTTGGGCTTGACGCGGAACTTCTTTGCAATGTTGCGCACGTCATGGTCCTTTGAAAACAACTCGAGTGCTTCAGCTTTGCGCTCGTCTGAAATTCGATGCCCTTTCATTTTCGTTTCCTCTTGCCACCTGTGACTTCATCCATGCGCGAGGAATACCGAACCAGCTGAGTCATGCGGTGCAGTACCTCGGACACGCGCCGATATTCCCACCGACAAATGGTTGCGCGGCATAGCGCACAGATCCGCAGCTTGGAGCGCGGACTAAGTTCGTTGTCGCATTCCTTGATCGAACACTTCATTCGAGTTTCTCCAGTATTGTTGCGTACGCATCGATCTCGCGGACCGGCCCCTCAATCGTTACCTCGCTCTCGATATGCTTCAATCCTGCATAGCGATCTAGCGCGACCACGATGCGGAAAGCCGCAGCCCGCTTGCGGTCGCGCTCGCTAGGAGACGCCTCGGGGCCGCTACGGGCTTCGGCATAGCCGGCCGCTACCGTAGCCCGCGTCCGCTCGATAACGGTCCGTCCGGGCATATCTGCCGGGACGTATATCTTCAACTGCTTGGTAGGTTGCTTGAGCATAGGTCCCTCCGGTAAACGAGCCGGTAGCATGCGCCCGCGCGTCCGATTAGAAAAGCCCGAAATTCAGCGGCGGTTCTCAATCCCCTTGATGTGTTCCTCGGTCGATGCGATCATCTTGGCCCAATGACCCGCGTGCATGAAGTAGGCGTTCAAGACAACAAAGGCTGTGAGTGCCGCTGGTTTGACGCCTGCATCTTTTCCCATCGCTATCTGGATATAGTCTTCCATGTGGTTAAGCCATGCTCCACGCAGGTATTCTTCCACCAGCTTTGGATCGGTATGCACCAGCTCCTTCAACTTCTCCATCACACGGATTGCATGGCGTCCGCGATCAGCCGAGTAGGATGTCAGTTCGGCTATGTTAAGCTTCATGACTTCTTCGGCTTCGGATGCGGAACCCAAATCACCATTGGACCGACGATGGTATGCGTGTGGATAGTCAGTGTCATGGCACGGCGATTTGGGGGAAGATTCTTCGATAAGCCATCCTCGTCTACGTAGGCGTCGCGTATCACCTCGTGCCATCGCACCTTGACACGTTCGATATAGCCACCATCGATCTGCGCCTGCAGCGTCTTCAAATCCGGTGGCTTTGACTTGGTCCACGCCGTCTCGCCATGCGTGCCATCGGCACCGATCCTGATAAGTGTTCCGGACATCTCGATTCTCCTAGGGTTGTTTATCGAATCTGCTTCTGCAGGGATACCGTGCCACCGAAGATGCGACCTTGCGCGTGAGCATCCCAGCTGCCGCATCCTCTACCGCCTTTGCCGCGTTGAAGTTTCGGGAAGCGCACGGCAATTTCCTGGCTATTGCGGACCCGCTCGAGATCGTATAGCGACGCTAGCACAATAGCCGTACCGGGGCCGCTCGAAGCTTGCGACCGGCTAGCCGCGATAATCTCGCGGACTCGCTCCCTGATCCGAGCCGCTGCGCCTAGCGCGAACGAGCGCAGGTAGGTATTGCCCGCGTATGCGTCCCTCGCTGCGCGCCGTGCCTCGCGCGCTATCGATTCGACCAGGTATTGCGCCATCTCGGCAGCGGTGATCGAGTTCGATTCGCGACCGATGAAGTAATGGCGGGTGTCTTTGCCCTTGGTCGCGCCGGTGTAGACGTATTCGCAGAAGAATAAGTCCGCTGCCGACTTGCATACCTGTCGGGCCCACGGACGGCCGTAGAACGTCGCCTCGTGCGATCCACGCGGCTCATCGTCATTGCGCTTGCCGCTCGCCTCGGCCGATGCCAGATCCAAGTTGTATTTGGCCAGCGTCGCATGCGCCATTCGCATGGCATTATCACGCTCGCCTTCGGTTGCGCCTGCATCGTTCGCCAGCGCCAGCATCTTGCGGACGCGCGATAAGATGCGGTTCTTTTCCTTCTCTTCCATAAACGGTACCTCGCTATTGGTTAATTGCTATCGTCACGCCACCACAGCGGCACTTGGGTGCGCCATGTAGCCATGTAACTCTTGTCATTAAGATAGTAGTTGCGATATGCTGCAACCGGATCATACTGCCGGTATGCCTCGGGCATGCACTGCGCGAATGGAGTAAGATCGCCGTTGCGGATCGCACGTGGAGGCAACAACCCTGCGAACTTGGAGCAGGCATGGGTGCGGCCATAGCGCTTGGCGTATTCGCGCAGCAGTCCGTCGAACAGCTCCGTCAGCCATGCATAATTGGCCGAGCACTTCCGAGCCCATACCGCGCAAGGGTGCATTCGATGCGTGGGCTTGCAAAGACCGCTAGGCACAGCATCGCCGTCTAGTACGTGGTGGGCCGTGCAAAGCAACTGCGCCGTTTCCAATACCATCTTGACTACGTGCTTATCGCAGTGGTCGCGCGCAGCCTGATGCGGGTTGGCATCGAGAACGAAGATATTCACTAACCCTCCTCGGTTCGGTACGGATCCTAGCACGGTAAGATGCGGGAAGGTAGCGGCATATTCTAGCCTCGCCAGTAAACGGCCACCACCTCCTCGACCACCTCGAGCACATGTCTTTTGTCCGGACCGTTATCTATACCGAACGGTCCGAAGGCTGCACGTATGTGGTCGATAAGAGTTGAGGCGGCATCGATTACAGCCACGCACGCCTTGCCACACTCGCTGTTGCGCGGTAGCTTCTTCAACGTATCGTCGGACGGCCAGCGGCCCAGCTTCTCGCGGAAGTAATGGTACACGTCGGTTGGTTCAGGCACGTTACACCTCCAGCTCGCGGATCTCGAGCCAATTATCGTCACCGTATCCCTCCAACTCGCATGCCTGCTTGAACGTGCGTGGCCGCATCCCCGCTGCCTCGCGCTCGTCATCAGTCAAGTTGTCCCAGCTGTCTTGCGCGTCCTCGATCACGGACTGCTCTGCTGCCTTACGGGAGCGGAACAGCGACAGCCCGATAGCTTCGCCCGCACGGTCATCAACCGACTGCGTAACGATCACAAACACCTTAATCTTCTTAGCCATAACCCACCTCGCTTGCTATCGATCAAATAAGCTCCGTCGCAAGCCCGGTAGCATAGCGCTACCGGACCTGCTGCGCAGCTTACTCCTTCTTGACCGTGCCGAGGATGATCGAATCGACCTGCTTCTGCTGGACGGGGGTAAACACCCAGCGCTCCCGCAGGACGTGGAACGAGAGCTTCGCAGCCCGCAGCCGGCGACGGGCGACGCGCGGCTCAACACCGAGCTTGCCGCAAAGCGCCTTGAGAACGGCGGCATTGGCTTTGGCGGCGGATACCGGCTTACCGGCGGGAGTCGCAGGAGCGACCTTCTTGACGAGCTTGCGGACTGCCTTCGCGGCCGGGGGCGCAATGCTGGTGGTTGACGCGTTGAGTTCCATGATACGTTACCTCGCTTCGATCCGGTAAGCGGTATTGCTTTCCCGGTATGGAGTAGTATACGCGGTCGGTAAGAAAAGGGAATGGGCTTGAGAGATTTATTTTTTCTGCAATGCGGTAAGATTCGCTCCTTATATACGCGCATCCGGGCATGCGCAGCGGCAGATCGCGTATAACGCAATACCGCGTGTTTATAGCGGTTTGCCGAGGTAGCCGCTAGGTTGCTATTGCTTTTCACGCTACACCGTTTTGCCTGATTTTAGGGCCAAGATTCCGGCATGAATCATGCCAACAATCTTACTGCAGTGCAGAAAAGTCTAGCCAACTAGCTTGCCTTTATGCATGAGCCAATACTCACGCTTTGGTCCGATCTTGGCGCGGATCGCAGCATCGGGCGACGGATAGAAAAGCCGGATCGCGTCTGGCTTGTTAGGCAGTGGAAACATCTGCCACTGCTCTCCGATCTTAACCGCCGCACCGATCCGTTCATATCGATCTCCCCATCTACGCCGCGATCTAACATAAACATCGTAGATGCGTGGCGGGAGCTTATGCTTCATCGTCTTGCTCTTCGAACGGTCGATCACGGCCGGTCAAATGAGGTTGCTTCTGCTTCTCGCGTCGGTCACGCTCGGTTGCCTCTGCAATTGCATTGCGAAGCCTTAGCTGGCTTTCCGTATAGACACGCTTACCGGCTTTCAGCTCGGCATCGTTACGCTGCTGCACCTCGGCAAGATCGCCGCTCCAGCGCTTGCGCCGCTCAATCGTCGCGTCGCGCTTCGATAACCTTTCAGCCATAGTAATTTGTTTGCGCTCGGCACCAACCCAAGCGAATAATCCACCTTTATGAAGCAGACGTCCGAATCGATGGACGGTTGGCGAGGCATATTCAAGAATACGAATCGTCGGTACTTTCGCTTCGGCATCTATCTCATAGCTGTAGCGATACGGAACCTCTGGCTTGATTTCGTTCGATAACCAGTTTTGAACGGTCGCATAGCGAATGATTCGCGACGCGATCATTCCAGGGTTATCCCTTACACGAGCACGATTATCGCGGAGCGCGCGACGGATAACTATCATCATTTTCTTCGGACTTCCGTCTAGCTCCAGCACGATTGCACCGATGCTGCCTTTAATTCTTACCAAAGCACTGTTACGCATGCAAATCTCCGAGTGCGGTAAATTTCGCGTTTGGATTTTATAACGTATTGCATCCATTGGCAAAAATGTTTTACTTCTTTTTAAGTTTGCGTTTTTGGACGCCGGGTGGGAAACGGCTCGTGGATTTAATCGTCGGAAATTGCTGTAAAAAACGCGATACTTTTTTTGCGGGAATTCCCCCGTAAATAGTAAAATGTAAGATAGTACGTAAAGAATATGGTATATAATGCGTACTATATAATCAAATAATCTCTATCGGAATGTATTTAGTCTAATATAATATACGTTATAAATCAATACGTTATACGATCAAAGTTATCCGGGGGGGTCCCGCCTATGTAAGATATTGGTTATTTTCTTACGGAAAATTGGCTAGGAATTGGGATGGACCTTGCCATCGGGCTTAACCCTCACTACCGCTTGGTTCAATGCTCCGCATGCAATCCTCACAGCGTCGGTGAAGATCGTTCGCGCTACGAATCATCTATCAACCCTGATAGTAGATTGTATGCAGTCTAGATAGTATCTAGTACGAACCAATCAAGACCGAGACGATTGTCGTTGCATTTTGTAATGCGTGACCGCATAATGCAATCGTCGGGGAGCATGAGGTTCAAACATGAAGATCGATACGTCGACAATAACCCTAGTCATCGCGATCATGCTCAGCGGATGCAATCCTCGGCCATCGTCAGTGACGATATGCGGCCAAGTCACGTAAGAGGAACCGCAAATGACAAGCGAACCGATAAACAAACTCATTGCCTTGGAGCGTCGCGTCAAGCTTCTTGAGATGCGGTTGGAAGCATTCGATCCGGACTTAACTCGCAATCCGTTTAGAATGTCGCCTAAGCCAATGCACGAGAGCAACGTCGCCAGCTTCAACTCGCCTCGCTACAATCCCGCAGGCTGGATCATCGCCGTCCTTGCCGATGCAGAGCGCGATATGCTGGTTGAGGCAATCGCGGACGCAATCCAGCGTGGAGCAACCGACGCACCCAAGCGGATGCACGACACGCTGAACGATGCCAGCAGCCTTGCGGCATCCGTTGTGCGTGACTTCGATTCGGGCTTAGATCGCAGCGGTGATGGCGTCGCACTTCATTCCATCTCGCATCCGAATTGGCCGACGTGGGAAGATATGGAGGCAGAGATCGCGAATCGCGGCACTCAATTAGCATCGAGGCTTGTAACCATCGAAGCGCTGACGAAGGAGCGCGACGCATTGCGGGCCCAGGTTGATGCGGACCTCGACAAGATCGAAGCCGACCGCAGGATGATCGAGACGTTGCGAATGGAGTTGACCCAAGCCAAGGCGTATCCAACCGTCGAAGCTTACGAGGCCGTATGCAAGGCGCATAACTCCCGCATCGAAGCGAACGAGAAGTTGACTCGTGAGCTTGCCGAGGCACGACAAGGACGATGGCCCGAAGTCGTTCAATCCTTGAACGATGGCATCGACCAAGTCAAGCGACTCCAAGCCGAGAACGCACAGCTCAAGGCAGCGCTGTTGCAGCAGCCACCGAACCAAGCACAGCAGCAGACGCGGCAGCACGGAGTCGAGCGATGAACCTACCGACCGATCTCGCGGCGACGATCAACGTGGCAACCGATGCCATCGAAGCTCTCGGATCTACAATTGCCGCCACGCTTCAAGAGAACGAGGAGCTAAAGGCCGCGCTGGCCGAGGCACGGGCTGGACGATGGCCGGGAGCAATCGATCAGCTCGAGAGCTACGTCCGCAAGTTCCGGGCCCAACGTGCTGAGATAACCGTGCTGCAGAACCGATGCAAGCAACTCGAAGCGGCACTTGCGGCATGGAAGGAAACAGCGGCATGAAACCGTTTCGTTGGCTACAATGTCGTGATTGCGGATGGGAGATGGAATACGCTGCTGCGGTCAATCAGTGCGGTGATTGCGGACGGTATGGAACGATGCACGTCCATTCCAACGTTGACGGTGAATTACCCCAGCAACTCCCTCAGCACTCTCCATCATGCAGCAACCAAAACGTCCTTGATCCGGCTGGCGCGTATCGCGGTGCGGAAGAATGCAGTTGTCAACCGAAGCCTTTCTAGCCACATGGCTCTTTATAGCCTCTATAGCGTATGCTGCCGCCCCGCATGGCAAAGCGGCGCATCATCGGTGATAAGAAGCATACGCCACCTTCAGCGTCGTTCGCTCCTGACCACTTGGATCTCGTGCGTATGATCGCTATGCGAGGAGCGGACGATACCGAGCTGGCCCGCACGTTCGGCGTTACATTGCCGGTATGGAAAGCATGGAGAGAGCAGTACCCCTCCCTCAACGACTCCATCGACAAGGGGCGCATGGTACCGGATGCCGAAGTCACCGTCTCCCTCTATAAGCGCGCGATCGGTTACGACTACGTTGAAGATGCCGCTGTCGGTGGACGAGATCCGTGCGTCCTTGAAGTCAAACGTCATTCACCCCCCGATGTCGGTGCGATCAAGTATTGGCTCAACAACCGCAAGTCCGAACATTGGGTCGATAAGACTCGGTCAGAGCACACCGGCAGGGACGGCGGTCCTATCGGTGTGAAGGCCGAAACCAGAAACGATTTGATCGACGCCATCATGACCCTTGTCGCTGCCAAGCCTGATGGTCCATCGAAGCCACCACCCAGCTCGCAGAAGAAAGTTTAGTTGATCCATTCCTTTCAAGGAGTTTCGTCATGGAAATTTTCGCATTCATCATCCTCGTGTTCGCTTTCGTCTTCTGTGCAATCGCCTCGCGCTTTGCCGTTCCGGCACCCTGGAATCTCGGATGGCTAGGCGTGGCGCTGTTGATCCTCTTCTTCATCATCACCACGGCACCCAAAGCCTTCGAACACTACCACTGATGACTATCCTCGTGACTATCCTAGGCGTAATCATCCTGGTGATCGTCCTTTTGTGGTTCTTGCGGTTGTTGTGAGTCTATGAAGTGAGGACGGCCAAGGACTTGCGATGAACGCAATGCCAAGATCATCGAGATGAGGATGAACAACTTCTCGTACAAAGAGATTGCCAAACGTCTCGGCGTCAGCGTGAACTGCGCCCGTGTCGCTTTCTCTCACCGTCCCATCAACAGCCACGCGGGGCAGCATGTCAGAGAATAACTCATTGATCGAGATTGACGGTAATTCATCCAACTGCTTCTCGGTCTGGGGTAGTGGAAAGAAATTCTTCTTCACTACTTACGAAATCGAAGGACCAGATCGGCGGGCTGTCAAGAAAGCTGGCGATGAAACTATTGCCAAGATCATCGCTAAGATCAAAGTGTCCCCGTGGCCCACGATAGTTTGGAGATGTCGGCCATACATCTTCGAACAGAAAGAGCACTACGGCCCACGCTGGGTACCGGTATTCAGCTGGTATTGCCGTTTAGTCACTCTCCCTTATATCGGGCCGTTCGAGTTCAATAAACCTGAAGGTAATCCCTATACACGAATCGATGCCGAAGGTCGAGTGGTGCAGCATGTCGGAAGATGAACGTCTCGGGGATTCGAAGTCTAGCGAGGCTGAGATCTCCGCACGCAACACTTGGCAGAACATGAGGATGGCCAATGCGGCAGGCTGGACCAAAGATGAATGGAACTTCTTCCTCGATACCGGCAGATACCCAAAAGAACAGGAGGAGCGAAGTGAATGTCGCAGAGACCCGATCTACTAAGTACCTACTCCTGTTGCTTCTGCTTCTAGGCCCGGTAACCTTCGCAGCCGACACGCCAGTCCATGCTGTGATGTACGAATTCACGTATAATGCCACTACGCTGACCATCACGCACGCTCAGGTGATCGGCGGCTATCCGAGCGTTGATGAATGTCGAGAGGCGATGCCGCGCGTCGTCGCACTCGGTGGTCCTAATCTCGATCAGGGGGAGAAGATGCAGTTGCAGTGCTCTGGCATCCGCGTACCAGCTGCTGAAGACTCCGATTCGGATGTGATCGTTGTTCCGTCTAAACCTATTTGAGGCACATATGAAAAGACTCATCCTCGCCGCAGCCCTTCTTCTCTGCGGCTTCGACATCCAGGCCCAACAGCTGACGGGCGCGATCACTGTCGGCGGGGTCACTTACCAGGTGACTGGCCAGCCAATGTCGTCCAGCAGTTCGTCCTCATCTAGTTCATCTAGTTCGAGTTCTTCGTCAAGTTCTTCATCGTCGTCCTCGAGCTCATCGAGTGGTGGATCCAGCGGTGCCTCGACCATCCCTCCGGCCACGAATCTGACCGACGCTACGGGAGCAGTCTGGACGATCAGCGCCAGCTTGGTGATGCGTAACGGCGTCCACGCAGGCAACAGCGCCAACGCCAATGGCATGGCGATACTCGGTGGAGTTGCCGTTCACCGCAATACCTCGGGCTCATGCTATTCTTGGATCGGCGGCACTGGAACAGGTTGGGCGGCACTGGCAGGATGTCCTGCTATCCCTCCGGCCGTGTCTAGTTCATCTAGCAGCAGTTCTTCGTCTTCATCGAGCAGTTCTTCATCTGGTGGTTCATCGTCCTCGAGCAGTTCAGGCGGCTCGGCATCTTCTGGTGGCACTCCCTCAACGCTGCTGAATTACATACAAGGACTTCCCACACAGACCAAACATATCCTGATCGGGCAGCATGAGAATATCTGGGACAGCAACCCGATGGACAGCGTGACGCCGATCCCCACGATGTCTGGCGTCAACGGCAAGCAAGTCGCCATCCTCGGAACCTCGAACGACTGGGATAACTTCTCGACCAACTTCGTTACCAACACAAACGCCTGGCTCGCCAAGGGCGGTATCGTGATGGTAACGCAGGAGGCGCCGAATCCGATTCCTAGTGGCGCTGCGGTAACTGACATATGGACTACAGGTACCACGGCCAATACGAATTGGAAGAACTACCTCAATGCGCAGATCGCGAAGTTCAAACAACTTACTGGCATGGTTATCTGGCGTCCGTTCACCGAGCCCAACGGCAATCACTTCGGTAGTCAATTCACTGGAGCGCAATTCTCAACGCTGTTCCAGTACACGCACGACTACTGCATCTCGCAGGGCCTGAACAACGTGCTGTGGGAGTTCAACGTCAACAACACGGCCAACTCAGTTGCCGCATGGTACCCCGGCAACAGCTATGTGGACCTTGTCAGTGTTGACTCTTATCCCCCGTCAACGTCGCAGATGGGCGGTATCTATAATTTCTTCTTGACTACCGGCAAACCGATTATCATTGCTGAAACGGGAAAGACTTGGAATAACTCAGCTATAACCCCTAATAGCTACGACAACAGCATCATCCTCAATTACGTGAAGGCGAATTTTCCCAAGGTCATCGCCATCATGTACTGGTGCCAGAACATGGGGCTGAATATTCAGAATGGAACGGCCACGGTATTAAACGACCCTGTCGCTATCCCATTGTCTGGTCTGCCGGTACTGCACTGAGAAATTCATGGCCCGCTGCAAGAATCAAGAATGCCGGGAGAGTCGCACTCCAGGTGTGATCGTCGTCCCGAAGCCGAAGCCTCAGGTGGGGCAGACGATGCGGTGGGGGTGGGTTCCTTGCCCGATATGCCATCCCGATCCGAAGATCAAATTCACTCCAGTCAAGCGTAGTGAGGATCAGATCGAGGCCCGAGCGGACCTTGCAGATCGAAGAGTCCCCTACGTCAAGGACAAGCCCGAGGACCGGCTCTCGAGAATCCGTGCTGCAAACCCTGAACAGGAAGAGGATGATCGTCCGATCAATGGACATGATCATCAGAAGGCTCCTGGTCCTGCGCCGGTTCCTGCCGCTCCCTCTGAAATTTCTGGATTGATCGAGGCGCTTAATAAAGCGCTTGTACAGCAATCGATTCTCCAGGGTGAGAACATGGAACTTCGCCGGCAGCTGGCCGAGGCCACTGCACCGCTGAGCTTCGGTTCTCAATCTGGACTAAGCAAACCAACATGAGATAAACCCATGAATACTCTGACGAGCATAGATGAATTTGCCAACATACATCTTCATGTCGATCCGATCACGGTCAATGTCGTGCATCGGGCCGATCCCGAGTTGATTGAGTTGATTAAATCCCTCAAAGGAGATATTGCAATTATGAGTGCTACCGTACAACAGGCTCTTGACGAGCTAACTGCCGATGTGACCCAAGAAACCACCGTGGACCAGAGTGCCGTCACCCTGATCCAGGGCATGCCAGCGCTGATCTCAGCAGCCGTGGCATCAGCCCTCGCTGCCGGCGCGACTCCGGCTCAGCTCGCCGCTTTCGACGCGCTGAATGTATCCCTGCAGGCGAATGCCACCGCTCTGGCGGCTGCCGTGACTGCAGGTTCGGGAACTGGAACCGGAACTGGTACTGGAGGAACTCCCGTTTCTCCGGCGATCACTGCACAGCCGGCTGCGGCCAGTGTTGCGATTGGTTCTACCGGATCGTTCTCTGTGGTTGCGACGGGAACTCCCGCCCCGACCTACCAGTGGAACAAGAACGGTGTTGCGATTCCAGGAGCGACTTCCTCGAGCTACGTGACACCTGCGACCGTTGCGGCCGATAATGGCGCATCGTTCACAGTCACTGTGACTAACTCGGCGGGCAGTGTTACCAGCACGCCGGTCGTCATGAGCGTTGCCTAAGGATTACCCACCGGAGAAATCAATATGATTAAACCCACAGTGGGTAGGTTGGTCCATTTCCACGAGGCCGGCATTGCCAAGAAACCCGCTCTCGAGGACCAGCCACTTGCGGCCATCATCGTCTACGTCCATTCGGACCGACGAGTCAACTTGGCAGTGTTCGACCGAGACGGCACCATGCATTGCCGTGCATCGGTCTTTCTCAAGCAGGGCGATAGCGACACTCCGCCTGATTCGGGTTATGCCGAATGGATGCCCTATCAGAAGTCGGCGGCTGCAGGAGGAGTTCCTGCAAATGAGCCGGTACGGCCTCTGCCCGTGAAGAACCCAGCCCCCAAGAGGAGCTGATTGAAGAGCCCGGTTGTGAGCCGGGCTTTTTTTGAGGAGGGAATCATGTCAACTAGACATCAGTGTAAAAATTGTTCTCACATGTGGCCGGTACAGAAAGGAGATCAACTCCCGACTTGCCGACTCAACAGTCCGACGCTAGCCGCGCAACCTATACCAACCCCCGTTAACAAGGGAGTTCTCTCACAGGGTCCTCCCGAGATGCAGATTAGCTGGTTGCAACTCGGTGCGTGGCCTCCGGTTCGACCAGAGGCCGGTTGCAGTAAATGGGAAGAGGATATAAAGCTCGACTCTTAGGGAATTCAGAGCTATGCTTTCGATTGCCGGTTTGCCGAGCACCGGGCAAAACTCGGTGGTACAGTCGGCCGCGCTTCTCTCGGTGTTCGTTACCTCGCTCGCGGGAGGAGTCGCGGCCGGCTGCGACCCACACGGAGAAGCTCATGACCTTAAAGAACAGAATTCTCGTAATCTTTGGTATCGTGCTGTACTCGGCGTGGGCCATCTACGCAATGCGATATCAGAAGTGCGACGAATGCGTTCCGGCTGCCATAGAGGCCGCGCGGTGAATGACACGGCAACTGTAGTGTTCCTGCTGATATTCTTCTGTGCCAGTACGTTGCTGCTTAAAGCCTGCGGGGTAGTCTCACAATGACCTATGCCTTTCAAACCGACCATCACGAAGCGATAATCGTCATCAGCATCGCCGTTGCAGTCCTTGTGATTCCCGCGTTGCTGGGATTCATGCTCTGGATGTTTCGCAACTAGTACAGGTCGCTTTATCCTTAACTCAGGAGCATAGCTTGATGCTACGCACAACCACAGTAAGCGAAGCATATGCTCCTCAAACGGACGTGAAGCAGTTCGATAACCACGTAGAGCCGAAGCATTCCGCACAAACCGTGGAAGCGAATCAGTCCGCTAACAGCGCAGGAGAAAACGAGTGAAGACAGTTCAGTCCAAGCGCTCTATGCGGCGCGTTACAGATCCCGACGTGATTGCCGTCATTGAACGTCAGGAACTAGGGTGTCCCATGGGTGGAAAAGATGCTACCGGATATTGGGTGTACTCTGATCTGGCCACAGATAGAAGTGCAGAATTTGAGGCTAACCTGGCCGCGCAGTTATCAGCCAATAAGGGCTGACCGTCTCGGTAGTTTTCGGGGCATGCTATGCTTCCCGCATGTCAGATCCCGCTGCCGACATAGGAAGTATCCGAGACCGCACGGTACTCGCAGCTAAACTCTCTGAATTTTCCACGCAAGACCTTCTGCTTCTCCGCTGGCAGTTAGCCTGGAAGGCCCAAGCCAGGATTAAGCAACTCCCTCCCGAAGGGGAATGGAGAATTTGGGGTATCCGTTCCGGTCGCGGATTCGGCAAGACGCTAGCAGCCTCGCAATGGATGGGGCAAGAGGCTGCGCGCGATCCTAATTCCTACAATTTCGTGGTCGCGCCGAAGTACGATGATGTTAGGTATACTTGTTTCGAAGGCCCTACGGGTCTTTTTTCTGTGATTCCACAGAACTTGATCGAGGATTACAACTTAACATTGCCATCGATCACCCTGACAAATGGAGCTTTTATCCGTGGATTTGGTGCAGATGCCCCAGAACGGCTGCGTGGACCTCAATGTCATCGAGTTTGGTGTGAGGAAATAGCCTCTTGGCGCTATCCGAAGGAGACTTGGGACAACTTGATGTTCGGTTTGCGCCTCGGCAAGAAGCCTCGAGTGATGTGGACTGGTACGCCTAAGCCAAAACCCTTCATACGTGTTCTTCAGAACATGCCGAAGTCGATCGTAGTGACCGGCTCTACCTACGAAAACTCAGAAAACCTGGATGATGCCTACTACGAGAACATTGCCAAGTATGAGGGGACCGCGATAGGGCGTCAAGAGATCTATGGAGACATCCTAGACCCTGAGGATGCAGGATTTGTCAAGCGCCGAGACTGGAGAATCTGGCCTTCGAAGAAGAAATTACCGAAATTCAGGTTCATAGTGATGTCTCTTGACACTGCTTTCACTGAAAACACCTTCAATAAGCGTGAGCAGACTGGAGATCCCACTGCCTGCACTGTCTGGGGGCTCTTCGAATACGACCACCTAGAGAATATCATGCTTCTTGATGCCTGGGAAGAGCATTTGGGCTTTCCAGCATTGATCAAACGTGTGAAATCCGAGATGACTTTCACCTATGGAGACGCAGATGAGCCTCTTTTGAGGCCTTTGGTATCAGATAAGTCTCTGGCCCCTCGGCATCAAGGAAGAACCCCTGATGTTATTCTGATTGAGAATAAGGGGAGTGGCATTTCCTTACGGCAGCAGCTTGCCGTGGAAAATATATTCACGGAGCCGTATAATCCCGGCGACTTAGACAAACTGTCGAGATTACATGCGTGCTCCCCGCTCTTCCCTGCCCGGCGCATATGGGCCGTGGAATCCGACCGGAATCCCGGCGAGCCTCGGTCGTGGGGCGAGCCAGTTATCTCGCAAGTATGTACGTACGTAGGCGAAGGCTCTCTCGAACACGACGACTTGCTCGACACGAGCACGCAGGCCCTTCTCTATCTGATGCACAAATACAGAATCAAATTTACTTCGCGTCCCGATCCGGGAGCGGAGACTGCCAAAGCCCTCGAAGCACTCAAGCGTAAGGAAAGGAAGAGTCCCTATGGCTGAAGAAAACGATGGGGAGGACGAGGGCGAAGTCGCAACTCTTCCGGACGAGGAATCCTCTGTAGAAGACACTGACGATGGGGGTGCCATTGTAAAGATGGGTGGTGAGGATGAGGAACCGGCCGATGAAGATGATTTCTACTCCAATCTTGCAGAGAAGATGGAGGAGACTGATCTCAATCGAATCTGTACTGAGCTGATTGACCTGATCGAGTATGATCGCAAGGCTCGTGAAGATCGAGACAAGATCCAGGCGAAGGCAACCGAACGCACTGGACTGACTGACCAAAATGGCAAGGCTGCCTTTGTAGGTGCATCAGAAGCCACGCATCCGATGCTGGCCAAGGCCTACGTCGACTACCAATCTCGAACCATTCATGAGATTATGCCGGCGAATGGTCCTGTCAAGGATTTCATTCCCGGCGAACCGACTCAGGAGCGGGTAGAGAAGGCAAGACGCAAAGTCGCCTTCATGAATTGGCAGTTCAAGATCCAGATGCCCGAGTTCCGTCCTGAGCTAGAACAGCTTCTAGGTGCACAGATCGTCGGCGGCTCTCAGTATTTGAGGCTTGTGTATGATTCTCGAAAACGCCGTCCTGTTCCTATCTTCGTCGCGACAGATGATGTGTATCTACCTTACGCCGCATCAAGTCTATACACTGCAGAAAGGGATACCTATTGCGAGCACATCACCGAGTTCGAGTTCAACTCAAGAATCCGCAGCGGGCTCTATCGAAAGATCGATGCTGTCTCGAGCGTTTCCTCCCCTGAGCAATCCCGGTCTGAAAAGAAGTCTGACGAAGTTGAGGGAAAATCACCGAATGCCTACAACGAGGATGGTCTACGAGACATCTATAACGTCGAGACGTATGCCGACATTGAAGAACTGGCCGCAGGTGAAGCGCCGCAAGTTGCCGGGCGCACTAAGCAGGACTCGTCGCTGAATGTAGATGAGACTGAAACGGAGCCGAGGCCCTACCTGATCACGATTGATAAGCACTCGAACAAGATTCTTGCAATCGTCCGCAATTGGGACAAGGACGATGAAACTTTCCAGCCGCTATCGTGGATGATTGAATGGCCTCTCATTCCATGGCGCGGTGCGCAGTCAGTTGGTCTTGGTCAATTGATTGGATCTCTGGCCGGTGCTTCGACCGGGGCTCTGCGCGCTCTGCTCGATTCGGCGCTAGTGAACAACCTTGCCACGCTGGTTAAAGTGAAGGGAGCAAATACCTCCGGACAAACTCTGGACCTCGAGTACGGCAAGATCACTGAGATTGAGGGAGGAATTGCCGGGGACTCGGATATTCGCAAGTTGCTGATGGCGGTGCCGTGGAATCCGCCGTCAATGGCTCTCTTCCAACTCCTAGGGATGATGACGGAGTATGGTGAGGAGGTTATAAAGACTGCGTTCCAGTCCTTGGCTGAGACCGCTAATCCCAATATGCCAGTAGGCACCACGCTGGCACTCATCGAACAGGGAATGAAGGTTCTATCCGCGATTCACTTGCGGCTCCACAATGCAATGGATCGGGTAATCCAAGTTCTCCATCGCATCAATCGGATGTACCTGACGGATGAACAGATCATGGATTCGACCGGAGAGCAGATGGCTTTCCGATCTGACTTCGAAGGTCCTCTCGATGTAGTTCCCGTTTCTGATCCCGAGGTCTTCTCGGATATCCAACGCTTTGCACAGATGCAGGTTGTTGCGCAGCGTGCACAGCTTAACCCTGATCTCTACGACCGGCGTAAAGTCGAATGCCTTATTCTGCAACGGACCAAGATTCCGGATGCCGAAGATCTCTTGATGCCGATTCCGAACATCGATGAGACCAACTTCGTTAATGAGAATGTGGCTTTGGCTCTCGGACAACCTGCAAGGGCTTATCCTGATCAAGAGGCAGAGGCTCATATTCAGGGTCATCTTGATTTCTATCAGTGTCCAATTCTAGGGCAGAATCCTCTGATAGCTCCTAAGCTGACGGGGCCGATGATGCAGCATCTTGCAGAGCATTTGGTCTACTGGTACTTGAATGCGATGATGAAGACTACCAATTCTGCAGTCCAGGTGGATAACCCCGGAGGGGACATTACGCATGCGCTGAAACACAAAGATCCAGAGACTGGTCAGGAGCTGGATAAGACTCTTGCGGCGGCTAGTCCGAAGGTATGTGCGGGAGCCGTGGAGACTTTTGCGAAGCTACCTCCGATTATACAGCAAGCTCAGCAGGCTCTTGCGCAGTATGCACAGCAGGCTGCTCAGGCTGCGAGTGCCGATCCGAGCGTTCAAACTGCCAAGATCGTTACAGGTGCGAAATCGGCCGATGTTCAGGTTCAGACTGCGGCTAAGACTGCCTCTGATGCAGCCGATCAGCGGAATGAGCTGGCTATCGCTGAGCAAGAACAGGAGGGTGATGATGCTCGTACCGCAGCCGAGCTACAGGTCAAGACGCAGGTTAATGCGGACGACAATGCCACAGCGCTCGAGATTGCGGCTGGGAAGATTGCCACTGGGCATAGCACGAATGTCTCGACTGGAACATCGATTGAGAAGCATGGAGGGACTTAGGTATGAGTTCTGTAAATCCAACCGGCGATGAGCGCACGGCCAATAATACCATGCGCCAGGAGTATCGGATTCTCTCTGAAGAGGAGAAGGCTCAGATGAGGGATATCAAAGATCTCGGATCGCAATTTTTCAGTCAGCTCATCTCGATTGAGCGTGTACGAGGGAGATCTTCTGATTTGGACATTGCCAAGCAGAAGATTCAGGAGGCAGTTTTCTGGGTTGTTCACGAAGTCACCAAGTAGGAGTACGAGATGTCGGACGAAAAGATCGGGCAGCACCATCGGATGGCGATGGGAGAGGATATCGGTCAGGGCGGCAAAAGCTCTCACCATGAAGGGCATTCTGTCGGAATGTCACATGGGGGCCATGTACATATGCACAAACACCACCCGAAAGGACATCACGGCGGTCACAAGACCGTGGATAGCCATTTTCCGTCGGGGCATCGCGGAGGTCACAAAACCGGCGCATAACTGGCCACTTTTACAAGGAGGGGGCTCCAGCGTATTATGGGCGTCGTTGAGAAGTACTTGGCCGAGCTAGAGGAGCTGAAATCGAAGACCGCAATCGACTCATTAGCCAATCCGGCGTCGAAAGATGCGTATGGCTTAGGAGTCGCAGTAGGAATTCAGCAAGGGTTGACTCTTGCAAGATCTACGCTCGAGAAAGTACTGAAAGGAGATGAAGAGGATGAACCGATCCGTCGAGAGGGAGAAGAGCCCCTTATCAGGCCCAAGTGGGATCGTACCCGTACGTCCAAGCGTGTCTGATACGATGGAGAGAGCTTTTCCAGTCTGCGATTGCCAACATAAAGCCTTCGGCAATAGCGTGATCGTACAGATCCGTACTCCTCGCTCCAAGAGCGATGGAGGAATTGCTCTGCCGCAGGAATCTCGAGAAACCGAGAAGTGGAATACGCAGGTGGGGAAGGTCATTTCCATAGGACCTCTCTCTTTCAAGGATCGAGATACTCTCAAGCCATGGCCTGAAGGGCCTTGGTTCAAAGAAGGGGATTTCGTCCGAGTGCCGAAATACGGTGGTGATCGCTGGGAAGTTCCAGTGCCTGGACACCCAGACGGCTCTGCTCTCTTCGTGCTCTGTCCAGAGCTAGACGTGAGAGCCGAGATCACCGGCGATCCCCTCAAAGTCATTGCGTATCTGTAGTTCTTAGGAGAAAGAACGTGGCAGAAGAAAAGAAAGGCAAAGAGGAGCCGGAAGACGAAGAAATCGTCATGGTAGGCCCAGGTGCCGAAGATGAACAAGCTGAAGAGACATCCGAGGAGGAAGTCGAAGCAACCGGCGAAGGTGAAGAAGGAGAGGAACGAACTGGTCATGCCGAAGAAGAGGGAGAAGTTACTCCAGAGCGCAAGGCCATACGAGAGCGTCGCCGTGCGGAACGCAAAGAACGTCGCCGCAAGTATCACCAGGAGCAGACCGAACTCAACTTCCTGAGAGATCGCAACGAATCTCTCGAACGACGATTCTCGGAAGTAGAGGCCCGCACTGGCCAAAGCGAAGTGATCGCGATTGATACGCGGATCGCTGAAGTCCAGAGACAGCTTTCTACAGCTAAGACCATCTTTGCTCAGGCTATTGAGAAAGGAGCTGGTGCCGATGCCGCTGAGGCTGCCGCGATCAAAGATCAGCTGCAGGACAGTCTACGTTCGCTCGAGGTAGCCAAGGCCGGCGTGATGCAGAACGTCGAGGCTGCTAGACAGGGTGGAGGGAGGCAGCCGGGTCCGAATCCGCGCGTAGTAGCCCGCGCCAAACAATGGATCGAAGAGAACGATGATTGGTTCGATCCGACTTTGAGGGATGAGGATTCCCATCTGGCAAAAGCCATTGAGGATCGCCTCTACAACGAGGGGAGGCTCGATCCTACCACCGATGCCTATTGGGATGAATACAACCGACGCCTTGCCAAGCGTCTTCCCCATTTGGGTCTTGATGAGGATGATAAGGGAGGAAAGCCTTCCAAGAAAGGCAATGGTGCGGGCAGCGGCGGTCCTAAGTTCGCCACTGGAGGCCGGGAGCGTCGTCTCGGCAAGAATGAAGTTTACGTGTCTCCCGAGCGCAAAGAGGCCATGATAAAGGCCGGGGTTTGGGATGACGAAGAACTACGTGCCAAGTATCTGAAGTCGTACCAACGCTACGACAAAGAGAACAGCGCGAGTCGGCATTAGCATTCGTAGGAGTGCGGGTTAACATGGCTAAAGTCAATCGAGATGCCAGGATCAAGAGGGAAGGCGACAGCCGGGCTGATCGCGCGAGTTCTGATCGCGCAGTGACGCAGAACCGGGAGCTGAGTGACTCAGAGCGCATCGATATGTTTCGTAAGCGTTTCTTCCAGTCCTCTTTGCCCGATCTTCCAAAGATACCGGGCTTTCACACTTGTTGGTTGACTACGGCAAATCCGCGTGATCCTATCCACGGACGCCTACGGCTCGGCTATTCCTTGATCAAATCGTCGGACATCCCCGGTTGGGAATACGTGAGTATGAAGACCGGAGAGTATGCGGGCGTGATCGGAGTGAACGAGATGCTCGCTGCGAAGATCTCTCTACCCCTCTGGGAAGCTTACATGCGTGAAGTTCACCATGACCAGCCTCTCGAGGAAGAGCGTCGGATCTTCGATGAGATCGAGATCAAAGCCGAGGATGCCAGAAGGGTGAGAGCGAAGTTGGTAATGGAAGGTGGCATGGAGGGCCTTGGACAGGCCCCTGATGCCCCGCCGTTTGCTGATGCTTACGACGAGGACTAAGGGAGAACTCAGATGCACTTGGAGTCTCTCAAATGTCAGCCACGCTCAACCCGTTCGGGATTGCGCCCCACTTGCACCAGTCGGGAACTCTCCGACCTGCACCAACGCCGGGTACGTTAGCCGCTGCCTACGCCACTTCGATCTTTCAGAACTCGGCTGTAGCGGTTAACTCATCCGACGGTAACATCATCCTCGCTGCTGTAGGCAGTACCAACCGTCTCGTCGGCTCAATGCAGGGTGTCGAATACACACCCAACAACGGCCGGCGCGTCGTCTCCAACTTCTGGCCCGCAAGTACGGCCTTCATTGCTGGCCAGCTCACGCTCTGGTACACCCGCGATCCCATGATGACCTATCTCATCCAGGCGGATGGGGCTATCACGCAGGCCATGCTCGGTAATCAGGCCCCCCTGAATGCCGAAACCGGAAACTCCGTCACGGGGTTCTCCACGGAGTCGCTGGCTTCTGGCAGCGTCACATCGAGCAGTAATGCTCAACTTCGCATCGTAGGCTTCTGGCAGGACGTGAACAACGCTCCTGGGGATGCGTACACCGTCGTCCAAGTGCAGATCTCTCAGCACCAGGATGTCGCTAACCAGGCCGCTTACTAAGCGCCTGCCTACTAGGAGAACCACATGGCAGACCCGATGCGCAGTACAGACTTCCGATCGATCGTCGAGCCTATTCTCAATGAGACGTTCGACGGAATCTACGACCAACGTGCCGATGAGTGGAAGATGCTCTTCCGCGAGTCGAAAGGCACTCCACGCAACTACCACGAAGAGCCCGTCCTGTTCGGTATGGGTGCTGCACCGGCTCTGCCGGACGGTACGCCCGTCACCTACCAGTCCGGTGGCGTTCTGTTCATTCAGAGGTACCTCTACCTGGTCTTCGGTCTCGCGTTCGCGCTGACCAAGGTTCTGGTCGAGGACGGTGACCATATCAAGATCGGCCAGATCTATGCCGAACACTTGGCGCAGTCACTGATCGAGACGAAGGAGACGCTATGCGCGAACATTCTGAATCGCGCCTTCAACGGCTCCTACACTGGAGGCGATGGCGTATCTCTGGTGGCGACGAATCATCCGCTTGCTCCTCCGGCCGGTACCTTCTCGAATCAGCTGGCGACGGCAGCGGCAATGTCGCAGACTAGCGTCGAGCAGATGCTGGTTCAGATCCGGAATGCGGTTGACAATAACGGCAAGCGAATCCGTCTTACGCCGTTGCAGCTGGTCACTGGACCTTCGAACGTCTTTCAGGCCGAGGTCATTCTCAAGAGCGTTCTGCGGTCTGGCGGGGCGAACAACGACATCAACCCGATTAAGTCAATGGGAATGCTGTCGAAGGGTCAGGCGAACATCTCTCGTATCACTTCCACTACGATGTGGGGTGTGCAGACTGATGCTCCGCAGGGTCTGAAGCTGCTGATGCGCCGCAAGCTCGAGAAGAGCATGGAAGGTGATTTCGAGACCGACTCGATGCGGTACAAGTCCACGGAACGATACATTCCGGGCTGGACCGATCCTCGGGCGTTCTGGGCCACCCCTGGTCTGTAAAGAAACGGGTACGGAGGGCAGGTAACACTGCCCTCTGACCTATAGGAGACTTCTCATGTTTGATCGAACAATTACCAGGTTTGGTGCCCAAGGCAGTAATCGGGGAGGGGTAGCCTCAGACAATGATACTGGCTTCTTTTCAGATCTAGGGCTGCCGAATCCGACTCGGTATCACTCATATCTTAACGACTTCGACACCTATGCAGCCGGAGATTGGACAGTCACCAAAGTTGGCACTGGTACAGTGGCTTTGGGAGCTGTCAACAACGGCGCTCTGGTGCTGACCAACACCACGGGGACTTCTGATTCGATTGCGATGCAGTTGGTGAATGCCTCGTTCAAGCTCGTGACCGGCTACAGATGCTGGGGTAAGTTCCTTGGTCAAGTCAGTTCGTTGCTTCCTAACCTGCTGTTAGGATTGGCAAACACATCAACTACCCCGATTGCGGGGCTGACCGATGGTATCTGGCTGTCGGCTGCTGCCGGCGCTACCACGATGAACATCCAGGCAAATTCTGGAGCGGTCCAGTCGGTCTCGACCGGGTTACCAGTTCTAGTTGCTGGATCTCAATTCAATTTCTCCTTCTACTACGATGGTAACTGCTACAGCGGTCCGCAGTATGGGCGGGTGATGTTCGAGTTATCTGGTGCGGGAGTTGCGGTTCCCTACCGAGGGGAGATTGCCTGCGGTTCGGCCTTTCCCTTTACCACCCTGCTTGCGCCGCAGATCGAGTTCCAGAACACAACGGCGTTAGCCAGCGTGTTCACACTCGACCAGCTCTGGATCATCGAGGATCGGATTAACATCAACGCAACTCCGGCCTTCTAGGAGTAGAGCATGCGCCCTGTAATTCTCTCAGTCTCGTATGTGGCTGGAGCCGTAGGCGCAATCGCTGCGTCGCAGACGCCAGCTGGAGCCGGTAATCTTCTGATAAACGGTTCTCTGGCGTCTGCCGGTGTTGCGACTCTTGATGCCCAGCGACTCATCGGTATCACGTCGGCCGGAGATGACTCTAATCGCACTTTTGTTATCACTGGTACCGATAATCAAGGTCGAGTGATCTCGGAGACCTTGACAGGTCCAAATGCGGCTACGGTTCTTTCAACCCTTAACTACAAGACGATCACGAAGATCACTATCTCTGGGGCTGCTGGTACGGCGTTGACGGTTGATACGGTCTCAACGACGTTGACTGGAGCCTCGCAGGTGGTCCCCTTGGATCTCTACTTGAACCCGTTTAACGTAACGGTAGCGGTTGAGATCATCGGAACACTGAATGCGACGGCTCAGTTCACTCTCGATGATATTTTCGGAGGTCCAGGACCTTTCACGTGGTATCCGATCACGGGGCTTGTAGGGATTACGTCTAGCACGGCAGGAACTTTGATCTCTGCCGTTAGAGCGGTACGATTGCTGGTGAATACCGGGAATGGATCGGCTCAGCTGGTTGTTAACCAATCGGGAGCCGTTGGCTAATGCCTACCTCTACTGGAGTCTGCGGCTCATCCGTGATAGGAGCTGGAGTGGTTGGAACGGGTGTGTCGGGCGGCGGTACCTCTGGAAGTAATGTTCTCGTAACTGCCAGTGGAGTTCCGATCACCACTGCAAGTGGAGTGAAGATCAAAACATGAATATCTTAAGACATCTATGGGTATTGATGCTCATCGGAGCCGCAACTGCACAGGTTACGATTCCTAATTTGCCAGCTAATGCGGCACCGGCAGCAGCCGATCTTGTCGTAACGCAGGAGCAACCCACTGCTCGGGACGGCGATGGTACGGTAAAAACGACTCTCACGCAGCTTGCGACGTTCGATGCTTCGGTAAATAATTCCGCAAATGCTACGCTTACTAACAAGACGGTAAGCAGTGCCAACAACACCGTCACGATTGACTGCAACACGGCGACGTGCAGCAACTTCCCTGCTGGCAGCCCGGCTAATCCTACTGCCAAAGTAGGCACGAGTGCCGTCAATGGTTCGGCCTCTACTTTTATGCGTTCAGACGCATCGCCGCCGGTTGATCTGACATTTTCTCCTACGTGGACTGGCACGCACACCTTCAACGGAACGGTCGCTGGAACTGGCCTATCCACCTATGTAACCAATTTCCTAGCAGCCTCTCCCACGCTGGTGACTCCTGCTCTAGGCACACCCTCCTCGGGCGTTGCCACGAGCATTACTGGGCTGCCTCTCACTACTGGCGTGACCGGCGTATTGCCTATCGCAAACGGCGGCACTAACGCCACGACACTTGCCGGCGCGAACATCCCGGTATTGTCAGGGACACCGACCGCTGGGCATTGTGTTGAGTGGTTGTCATCGACGGTGCTGGAAGATGCTGGGGCCGCTTGCGGCAGCGGCGG